GATACTTATACACATTCTGAAATATTAAAAGAGTTAACTAAAAGTGATTGGAGTCAAGATGTCATATAAAACAAGAAAAAATTTTAAACCTCATATGATGTATGGAGATAATAAGTCTAAAAAAGCTAATACTTATGAAGAACACTTAGATTTGCAAAAAAAAGGTTGGGGGCATACTAAAAAATATGAAAAAGGTGGACTAATGAAAGGGCCTTCACATAAACATGGTGGAATTCCTATTGAAGTTGAAGGTGGAGAAATTGTAATAAATAAAACTGAAAACAATGCAGCAGGTAAACATGAGAAGGATTTATTAGCATTAAATAATAATCCTGATGATTTTGAGATTATAAGAAAAACTGATGCAAGAAAGCGAAGTAAGAGGATATCATAATGAAAATATACTTTTGTATATGTGGGAATAAAGTAGAAATAAATAAAAATGAAACAAAAGAATGCGATTGTGGAAAAGTATTTGGGAGTTCTGGTTCTTTATCTGATTACATAAATATGAGAAAAACATTAAGTGGAACTACTAAAATGGAGTTTAATACAATAACAATGGATGATTCTATAAAAGGAATGAATAATGGCTAATTTTGATGCACAAATACAAGATTTAGTTGGCACAGGTTTTACAGACCAAACCGCAATGGATACTTGGATGACTGAAGGTGCAAGGGAGTTAATTAATTTATTCCCACCAAATTTATTGTTTCAATGTGCGACAGAAAGTACTTTAAATCATTCAACGACAACATTAACAAATATGGATACAAAAGGCTCTGTATTGGGAGTTACAAGGAGTGATGGAAATATCCAACATCCATGTAGAGAAATTCCAGGATTATATAGAGGAAGAGCAACTGATTCTAAGGATTTAATGTTTTTTGGAAGTCCAAGTGACCCTGTATACTATATATGGAATAATATTTTAAGTGTTGCTCCTACTCCAAATCAAAGTGAAACAGCAATAATTCAACATATATCTTATCCAAGTATTGATGCATCAGGAGAAAGCTCTATATCAAATTTCCCAGATAATGCAGAATATCTAGTAGTTTTATATGCTGCGAAGAAAGCATTACAACAACAATTAAATAGCAAGCAAAGTGACTTGCCAACAGATATATCGGCTCCAGCATTGGCTAGCGTTGGTTCATCCCTGCCAACCTATTCCGCACCAAGCTCGTTTGTACTTATTCCCCCGCCAGCTGGAGCTGATGTTGATTTATCATCAATAACATTTTCTTTTCCTAATGTTCCAGTAGCATCTCCAAATTTTGCAGATATAGACAATTGGATTACGACGGAAGAAGATTCTGAAATGGCGGCAGCAAGAATACAAGCAGTTAGTCAAGAATTAGCTGAATATGGTACTAATATACAATCTTACTCAGCTGAAGTGACTAAGGAGACTCAAAGATTTCAAGCAGAAATTGCTAAAGCTTTACAAAAATATCAAGCTGAAACTGGTTATGATTTGGGATTATATAATGCAGAAGTTCAAGCCCAAGTTCAAAGATTTAATTCTGATTTACAAAAAAATACTGCAAATTTCACAAATGACTTGCAAAAGTATCAAGCAGAGTTTGCAAAAGTATCTTCTGATAATCAAAACACATTAGCAAAGTATACTCAAGATTTAGCTAATTATAATCTTAAAATGCAAAAGCATACTGCTGATTATCAATGGCTTCAAGGACAATATGCAATCGTTGAAGCAGATTATCAAAAAGGAGTACAAGCATTAATTGGAGGTGGTGCAACACCTCCACAACAACAAGGAGGAAAATAGATGGCGGCAGATAGAGCAACAGTTAGCGTATCGGCATCTCTATTGCCTGATGAAATAAAAACATCGGTTGGTGGAACAACAGTTTATGACCTAGATGATTTAGGTGATAATAATAAATGGGTTTATACACTTACTAATGTTGGAGCATCATCTGAGGATTTAATAACAACAAGTGCTACTTATTTAGGGCAAGGAACATCTGAAGAAGGTGCAACTGGAACTACACAAGGAACAGATGATGTAGTATTTTTATTTGTTAAGCATACTGGAACTACAGATGGAAGTACTTCAACTACAGCAACATTAAATCTACATTTAAGTGCTGGTACTGCAACAGGTTCAGCGGTTGGAGATATAGTTTTAAAACCAAATGAATGTTTTTTTGCAAGATTAGGTAATACAGAAATTGACGACATTAACGCAGATTCATCATCAGGAACTATACAAGCTATGGTATTTGCTATATGTGATGATGGTGGAGTGTAGGATAGGAGAATAATATGGCAAAAAGAGATTATCCTAATGATTATTTTTGTTGGTATAATGATGATGAAAGATTAGCAATATTATGCTTAGATACTACCTCTACAGATTCTAGTGAAAGAACAAATGAGAGGTGGGACACATATCAAAGCGATGATACTACAAATGGTTTACGAATTACATATCATTCTAAATATGAAAAGTTAACTTCATTAACAGATAGCTTAAAAAACAAAGGTGGTTTAGATAGCGGATTACATAATTCTATAGTATGCTATGTTAAAGCTAGATTATTAGAAGATGCAGGAGATATACAAAAAGCACAATATTTTAGAGCAATGTATGAGAGAACACTTAAACAATACCCTTCAAGAAAATCAGGGGTTAGAGGTTTATCTGTTCCTAGATTATAGGAGTTAATATGGCATCAGATACAACATGGAAAACAGAAAATAATACTAAGGCAGGAGGTTCTAGCTCAGGAGCAACCTCCCATGATTTAACAGTTAGAGATATAAGAGATGAAATTGAACATCTTTTTGGAAGACAATCTGAAGCATATTTGCTTAGACTTATTAATGATGGAATGCTTGAATTAGCATCTAAAAAACAACATTATAAAGCTTCAGCAACTACAAATTTAGAGCAATATAAAAGGTGGTATAAATTAGATGATTCAGTTATAGATATTGTAAGAGTTGAAATATTGGATTCTAATAATAGGTATATAAGAGTTCCAAAACTTGCAGACCCTCATAATATTAAGAGGGCAGATACAGATGAAACTGATGATTCGTTAACTTCATCATAGGGAGGGTGAATGGAATCTTTAGAAGAGATTAAAGAAAAACTGAGAAATCAAAAGATAAACTCAGAAAGAATAACTTGGAAATGTGAAGGTGCAATTGAACTTATTGATTCATTATCAGGTTATAGTTTAGTAAAAGAGAAGAAAAGTACTAAAAAATAGTTTTTTGAAAATAGGGAGATAGTATGGCAATTAAAGATAAAGATGCTATCAGAAGGGCAATTGTGACTCCTGATAAGCATTTTCCTTTGCACGACAAAAAAGCAATTAGTATAGTATGTCAAGCTATAGAAATTGTAAAACCTGATATTTATATTGATTTAGGAGATACAGGTGAATGGGAGTACTTTAGTACTCATTATTGGAAAGGAAGAAATAAAAAGCCTATGGAAGATTTAATTCCATTATTAAATAAAGATGTTAAGGCTGTCAATAAAGGAATGGATATTATTGACAAATCTTTAGATAAAGTTGGATGTAAGGAAAGGCATTTTTGTCAAGGAAATCACGAAGTATGGTTAGATAATTTTGTTATTAGATACCCTTACTTAGATAAATATAAAACTGAAAATGCATTAAGGATAGAAGAACGAGGTTATAAATATCATCCTTACAATAGAAAGAAAAAGTTAAAAATAGGTAAGATTAATTTTACCCATGGTCATAAAACTGGAATGCATCATGCAAAAGCACATTTAAGTTGTTATAAACAAAGCGTTATGTATGGCCATACTCATGACTTACAAAGATATACAGATACTGGATTAGGTGGAACGATGAGTGCTTGGAGTCTTGGGTGTTTGAAAGATATTGATAAAGATGAAGATTGGTTAAGAGGAAATATTACTAATTGGAATCATGCTTTTGCAATTATTGATTTTTATAAAAATGGTAACTACAAAGTTGAAATTGTAGAAATAATAAAAGGAGTAACTTCTCTTTGGGGGCAGTTACTAAAAGGTAATAAATAAGGAGAAATAAATGGCGACAATGACTGTAAATATAACAGAGTCATTAACATTGAATGGTGTTGAACAAGGTGGTAATACTTCACTTGATATTACAGGTATAAATGATGTATATAAAAGAACTGTAGCTTGTACCTCTAGTCAAACGACAACTATAGCAGTATTTAATTCTGATGTTCATGGAGCAGCAGGAGCTATAGATATAGAAAATTCTAAATACATAAGAGTTACAAATCTTGATTCTACAAATCCAGTTGAACTTGCAATTGTAGGAGCAGCTACATTATATCAAGTGACATTAGCAGCAGGTCAAAGTCATGTACTTGGAAGTGCAGATGATTTAATGTTATCTGAAGCTGACACAAGTCCAAGTTTTGGAACAATGGCTGATTTAGGAAGTATACAGGTAAATCCTGGTAGCAATGCTGTAAGTGTAGAGATTTTTATAGCTAGTACATAAATGAAAATAGGTGATTTATTATTACTTAAAGGCTATATCAATAAAAAGCAATTACAACAAGCCCTAAGAAAGCAAGCAGAAAATGCTATTAATTATGATAAGTCTCAACCTCTAGGTAAGGTTTTAATAGAGGAGGGATATGTTACGCCTGATGATGTTGCGGAAGCTTTAGAAGACCAATCATCAGCAATAAAGGAGGAAAGAGCTATGTCTAGGCCAACGGAAATAGGAGAAAGTAGTAAATTTACTTTTGATTTAAAATTCTTAGTAACTATAGGAGCGGTTATCGTTTCAGGATGTGGAATTTATTTTACAATGAATAGTGCTATAGATGAATTAAAATCGGCAAATAGTCCTAGTAGATTGGAATATGAAGTTTTACAAAATGAAATAACAAGTATTAAAAGCAAAGGGAATCTAGATATAATTACTTATAAACTAGAAGAATATGATGAGACATTTGCTGAAATAAAAGAACTTGTAAATGATTTAAAGCCATTAAAATCTGACTTAGAATACATTAAATCAGAACTTAACAAATTGAAAAATGTAGAAATAGATATACCAGAAGTTGATTTGTCTGGCTTAGAAACTTCTATTAATAAATTAAGCAATAGCTTAAATAACATAGAGAATAAATTAAATGACTATG